AAAGGAAGCAGCATTAGAAGCATTACTTGAAATAGTAGCATAACCTTCTACATCTAATTCAGAACCATCCCATATAAGTCCAGTTCCATCTATTTGAGATCCCCTTTCATTATAAGCATCAGTTAATTTATTAGACGAATTAGAATACCAAGAATAAGTATTATGATATTTAGAACCAGAATCATTTAGCCATGATTTAGCTTCTTGACCTGATTTAGCATTAGAAGAAATAGTTGCAATTCTAGTTTGATTATAATATTGAGTGTGATCATCATCAGATAATCCTGTTAAATTACCATGATCTGCAGCTTGAGCTGCTTGGAATGTAGTAGAAAATGCAGATTGTACTTCAATTGGTGTATCAACTCCTTCTCTATAAACTATTCTACCAACTAACAATCCTCCCTCTCCAATACAACCTGGAGGAGACGCTGGAGGAGTAGCATTCTCAGCATCGGCTGATGAAGTAGAATTAACATCACCATATAACATAGCGAGTTCTCCATCATTATTCTTAGGAAGAATATAAAACCAAACAACTCCATATCTATTATTAGTATGAGCTGTTAGAACTCCATCATTATTGTAATGTAAATTAGACCATTGAGTTGCTGTCTGACTACTAACTGTCCAACTATCAACACCATTAGGTCTGAACTTAACAAAAGTATCACCGTCAGAAGTATCTTTAGCTGAAACATCATGTTCATTAAGACGAGTCCATAGTTTACCAGCTGTTAAAGTTACATTTCTAGTACCAGTATCACCAAGCATCAATCCACCTATATGATCATCACGTATTATCCATCCTTGACCATCAAATCTTTCCATGACATTAGTAAGAAAATCATTTACTTTCCATGGTTTATTAAATACACACGCAACACCAGACCTATTAGCAACTATACCAAGAGGAAAATCAGTATCAAAATCAAAGTCAAAAGTATCTTTAATAGTTACCTGTGGAGATCCAGCATTATACTCAATACCTACAAATTTAAGATCTCCTTTGCTAACTTGGTTACCAGTTGATTCAGACCACACAATAGTATATAAATCATCATAATCATTATCGGTAGGCCTTAAAAGACCTGTACCTTTTCCAACATCAAAAGTTATATCAGTTCCTACATTTGAACCAGATGTAATAGTTCCACCAGATAAAAGTCCAGGTGAATTACCAAATTTCCACCAAGTTCTAATATTATCATATGGTGATGCACCAAGTGCTACATCATCAAAATGAATATCATAAGTATTAATTGTATTACTAGAAAGAGATTGAGTTGAAATAGATATTACATCTATGTGATCTGGAGTAGTACCTGATGGTTGATAAAGAATACCGAACCAATTAGTCATATTAGAAGATGGGAAATGAATATCTTTATTTCCAGAATGACCATAATAGCTACCGCTAACAGCTTCTAAAGTATTAGCTTGATTAGTCCATTCGGTGGCATCTATCACATCATCTGCACTTTTCTCATCTTTCCAGCTCATATATTCATATCTCTTAAATCATTTAAACAATAATACTCAAATATCCACGAGGATTGCCGTAAACACCCCTCTAAGGCAAGATCTTTTGAAATAGGTATAATACCATTCGGTACTACCCACAATGGCTTAGAATCCACGTATGGGGCCTTTAAATTGAAAACATAGTTTCTACTCTACATAGTTAAAACTAACAAAAAACATAGAATAAATATTGAGGGTTGTCTAAGCGTCCTTAGTTTCTATAAAACGATATCTCTGTGCGTTAGACTCAACACAATACAATTCACTATTCGTATACTAATTCAACGTCACCACTTTCTTGAATCTCCATAATAGTTTTATGATTGACACCTTTAATTGTTTCTTGATATCCTAATTTGTAGACTCTCCATCTTTCTTCTGTACTATCTTGATAGAATTGGAGTCTATGGCCTTTAACTTTTGTCCCGCATTCAGTGCACATCCATTTATCTGTTTCTCTTAGATGATTAAAATGTTTGCCACACTTAGGGCACTCCCAATAAGTTTGAGCACCGCATTTAAGACATTTATGTGTTTTAACATTATTACCAATGTCTAATATTTTAAAATTACTTGACTTAAGCCATTTCTCACAATTAGGACAATAAATATAATTAGTAGTTTTAACATAATTAGTTGTTAAAGCTCCTATTACTCTTTTGTTATCATCTATATTTACTTCATACTTAGGAAGAAATATATTAGATTTAGTAGGTATCCCTTTTTCTTCTCTTATTCTTTTAGCAAGAGTTGGTGGAAAAGGATATAAACCAAATTTAATTAATTTATCTTGTTCAACTTCATCAAAGATATGTGTTTTCAGAGTATATGGATCATATTGCGGTAATGAAGTACCATCTTCATAATGTGCAATCCACATAAATACCCAAGCACCATCTTTAGATGTAGTGTGATTAAACTGAGGGGTGGATCCCTTATCTTTTTGCATTATATTGCATGCCTCCACTGAATTTACGAAATAAAAACATTAATAACATTTATTTAGCTGACTTCATCCCAAACCCATGTGTAGGTTTCTGTTCCTGGATTACCTGAACTTGCATTTGATCCAACCCAAGCTTGATGAACTAAAGCTTTGGAATAAACAAAATGTGCTGTGTCGTTAGGTTCTACTTTTCTAGCATCAACTGTAAAAGCACTACCAAGAGCTGATGCACTTTCTGCATTAGAACTTGCAGAATAAGAACCATGTTCTGATATTTTAGCACCAGAAACTCCTTGTGTACCAGTAGCTTGTTCATAACTACCACTAGCTAGACCATATTCTGATCCATCACCAGATACATCCATTACAACAACCATTCCAGAATCTTTTGTGCTCTTCCAATTGAATAAATCACCATCGCAATACCATCTCATAGATGATACATAAGTGAAATCATATGTTCCACCATTGCCTCCACTTATCCATAGGAAGTGTGTTTTCCAATAACTTGGATTGTGCCCAGAATCAGGAATAGGTATAGGATTACTATCGCCAGGCTCAGCACTATCCATAGTGCAATATCTTGCTGTAACTGAAGTTGCAGAACCACTAAGTAATGTCATTCCTGCTGTTTCCCAAGTTGCTCCATTCATTTCAGCTACATATACATCTGCTGGCATATTTTCTCCTATTTCTATTATTTACATTAATACAAAAACATATAACATACATCTGTGAATTATCTTCTTCGTCCTCTCTTAGATTTACGCTCAATTTCTTTTTGTTGATCAACTCTTTGTTTCCATCTATAAACAAGAGATCTTTCTAAAAAAGATATCCCAACTGGATCCTCATATCTCAGTGTTCCTAATTGTTTTGGCGTTACGTGAAGTAATTTACAAATTTCAAATTCCAAATATCCAATTCCACTTTCAACGAAAGGATTCTATGTCTTCCTCAGACAATCCACTGCCTTGTTGGAATGATTGGATTAATTTAGTTATGAAATTTTGTAATGTCTCAAAAGAAACACTATGTTGCCAAAAGTCTTCATCTAGTGATTTATCAACTGAGAGATTAGATGCTATTTTATTCATACCTGAATATATATCCTTCATTTTTTCTAATGATTCAGCATCCATTTTACCTTCATATTTAGCAGCTTGTACCGATAAAGACAATATCTGTAAAAACTCAAATTGACTAGGTCTTCGTGCAAGGATTGTTCTTTTTGTTTCTGGTGAAGAGCTAAAAGTTACGTAGATTGTATCTTCTTCGTAATCTCTCTCTAACTTTTCTCTTGTAGCCAGAGACTTTGCTTGACTAATTGAATCTGTTTTAGAAGATTTCTTTGCCTTTTGTTTTAGAGAACTTATTTTTTCTTTCTTTATAACCTTTTTATCTTTAGATTTTTCTTCTTTAGGGTTGTTTTCTTTTTCTGTCATTCGGATGTTCACCTCCTATAATTTGAATACCATAAAAAAAAAAAATACATAAATACATTAAGTCCTATCTTTATCCAAAGTCAGTGATATATGTTCCGCCACCAGCCAAATATGATACTGATGATACTTTGTACGGAGATAACACTGTAAAGTCGATTGACCCTTCTGTAATTGTATCTGCATCTCCTAAAGATAAATCAAAGCCTGTTATAGCACAAGATTTAAAGTAGAAATGTAGAGACTTTGGTCCAGCACTTCCTGAAACCCATGCATTAGTACCGCTAATAGTATTTGCTAGCAAAGCACCTGCCGCATCTTTATCTAACTTACATGCTGTTAAAGAACCATCTATCGACATAGAACCTGCTACGAAGTAATTACCTTCTTCACCAACTAGCTCTTGTTCTACTGTACCTCTATCAAAAGTTAAGCTAAAGTCAGAAAGACCTAAAGTTGAGTGAGTCTTATCACCAATTTCTATGACTGCATCATTACCTCTATATGTTATTGGGTTTGTTGCCATATTTCATCTCACCTCATTAGCCAGTATCTTCGATATGGCCAGTACTTGTATCTATATTAACTTGATACGGATTTAAGATTGTAAAATCTATAGATGCCTCTGATATTGTATCTGCATCTCCAATACTTATATCATATCCAGTTACCTGAGCAGAATTAAAGTACCAACTTAAATCGGATCCAGTACTACCAGAAACTTTTATGTAACTACTTTCTATGATACTCTCTAGAGAATCTGCATTACCAGACGCAGCAAACCTGCAGTTTGTAAAAGAACCATCTATACTTAGTGCTCCTTGAGAAAACCAGTTACCAGGTTGTCCTACTAACTCTTGTTCCACTGTACCTCTATCAAAAGTTAAGGAGAAATCAGAAAAAGCCCAAACAGAATGATCTTTCCAAGAACCGCCTTCTTTCATAAGAGCCACTTTTGCATCTTTACCAGTTACTGTTCCCATATTTAATACCTTTTTATTATTTATTACTTATTATTACATACAATTAATCATTTTTTTCTTCTGAAAATGTCCATGTTAAAATTTTTCTATGAGCATGAAGGGAATCTTCCCACATATAATTATCGTTTATTTTTCTTAAACCATTACCAGAAATATTTCCTGATAATAACGCTGGTTTTATATTATCACATATTTGCTCTAGTTCCTGTATAGAATCTCTAGAATAAACATCAACTTGAAATGAATTATTATCACGGCTTAATTTACTTCCGTGTGGAGAGGTCCCCCACCCAAGATATCCATACGATTCTCCACCAGCTTGAGATAAAGTAATACAAGGATAAGAGTCACTTAAATTACCAAATCCTACTCTTATATTAGATACCCCTACTTGACTAGATATTTTTGAATCTTGAATTAATAAATGTCTCATTGATGAATATGCTGAATAACTCATTTTTATCTCCTAATATTTGTTCTTAACCAATATGTTATGTCATCTTTAAATATATCTATACATTCAGATTTCTTATCTTGTATTGCATCATATAAAAAATGCATTGGCTGTTGTCCTTTAACAGACCATACAGTAACCCATCTACCAGTTCCAGGATCTCTAAAATGTAATGGTTTTCCGCTATTAGATACAATAGGACCAGTTGTACCAAATTCAACATATTTTGCATGAGGAGAATAATTTACTAAAACTACTTCTACACTACCAGCTTTATATTCAGGATTAGTATAATCCCAGGATGTAGCTATAGCTTTATTTTCAGGTCTTCCTGATTTAGTATAAGGATATTTAGATCTTGACATTACAATTTCTGTAGCTCTTTTCTTAATAAGTTTAACACATCCATTTAAACCAAGTCTAGCTCCCATTTTGCCAGCATGCTTAGCACTTCCAGCATTTCTTATGATAGTATTCGCACCTTTAACTTTTACGTTTATCATTATAATCTACTCAATAATGTCTTTATGTGATGACCAGAAGAATCTGTATATTTAGACCTTACAATATAATCTTTGCTATTATATCTAACTCGATTATCTACATCTACGGATGTTCCTGATTCAAAATAACCAATTAATCTTACATTATCAAATTCACCAGGCAACGTTTTAATCTGTTCTGCAGTGACCGTCTGCATTCTACAATCAGTTGAAGTATCTGAATAAGTCCAAGTTCTTTTCCACTCATCTAAACTATTCTGAGAACTAGAATAAGTTCCTAGATATGCTTGATGTATCATTAATGAATCAAATGTCATTTTATATGATGTATCCTTTTATGACAACTATCACAAACAGTTATTAGATTATCTGGATGATGCGATCCACCAAGACCAACGGGTCTTATATGATGACACACTGGATGATTTAAAGGTCCTCTACCACATAGCTGACAAATATACCTATCTCTATCAAAAATATGGAATCTTAGGTTGTTCCAGTTTTTAGGGTATCTATCATCTGGTCTACGGTATACCATTAATCATTTACTTTCCTTAAAACATAATCACTTGGAGAAGCTAATTTATTTAGCATCTCTATAGCAGCTTGATGCCATGTTTTACTTACTATAAAAGGACTAGATTGAATATCTGTTCCTCTTGATATTGGTTGTGCTAAAGTATAAGAATAATCTCCTAGTCTTTCAGAACTAAGTGTATAATATTTCTTTGCTAATCTAGGAGTACTAATTAGATTACTAATAATTAATAATAATACAGGAATCCTAGCATCTGAATTCAAAGAACCACCATTAAAGAATACTCTAGATACATATTCTTCCATAGATTCTATTTTTAATAATATTTCTGCAGTAGATACATCATTATAATCCAATGGAGGTGTAACAAAATTTCTTACATCCATTTCTGATACTACTACAGGCGAATAATCAGCCATGATCTAACCTCTATATCCTAGGATCTACATCTATTAAATTAACTTTCTTTCTAGTTTTAATAGATTGATCAATAGGAAAAGGAAATTGTTTGATTTGATATGTATGATAATCAGTTTCTCCACCGCCTAAATCTATTTCTTCTAAGACATCTAGATCTTCTAATTTGTCATCATTATATTTAGTTCTATCTTCCATAGCTTTTCTTCTATTATCTTGATATTTCTTTGTCATCCAATACTGATCTCCTTTTCCAGTTAACATTCTAATTACCTTCTCTATTTACCAATATGTATTAAAACCAGGTACATAATATGCAGTTCCACCTATAGTAAACTTAAACCATGCTGTTGCTGATGCCGCTGGTAATGCTTGACTTGAATTGAATCCACCACCAGATGCCATCCATTTTCCAGTCCAAGTTTGTGAACTAAATGAAACTCCATCGTTGGGAGCGTATAAACCTCTTCCACCATCTTTTAGAGTAAATTTTTCTACTTCTAATGCTGGGAGTTTTACTCCTACCATATTCCCAACCTCTATTGTTTTTATTAAACATTAATACATAAAAAATATAAGAAGAGGATATAAATCCTCATCTATTTTACATTACTTAGCTAGAATTAGCTCAGCTGCGTCTGCTTGTATTGTAGATACGCCATATCTCATGGTTGTGGATATACCAACAAGGTCATGGATAGGATCGTCATATTCCTCTACTGTAAGATCACGTCTCATAGCAAGATATGTATTTGCATTAGAATCTAACACAACACCATTACAGTGATGTGAACCATCTGTTCCATCCCAATGATATGTATCGCTACCAGTTGATACTGATAGAGTGTATGGTTTTAAACCAAGTATTGTTGGGAGATTTCCAGATGTAAGAGTTCCTTTGCCACCAGCATATGAAGCATATACTAGATTAGAATCTTGCAAGAGATATGCCTCAGCAGTTGGGTGGAATATTGCTGTATCTGGCATATAGTTATTGCCAGCTACTTCACCACGTGCTTTTGCTAGAGTTGCTACATCAATGTGAGATGATGGATCTGTTTCATTAGATGATGCATCCGTCAATACTTCAAGAATTGCATCTCTATTAAGTTTGTTCTCTATACGTGCTCCTGCTTTCTTAAGCTCTAATTCAGCTACATCAAAGAGACCATCTTCAATTAACTCGTTAGTAATTAAAGGACGAGTACCTATTTTCTTAATTGAGATATCTTCTTTTGAGTATGATTGAGTATCTACAGGAACTTTAGCTCCTTCTGCTAATTCGTCTGCATATGATCCAGTTTCTCCCTTTACAATTCTTACAGAATAAGAATCTGTATTTATGATTGGGAGAATATCTCTCATACATTTCCAAGGTTCTGCACCTTCAGAAATAGTTCTGAAAACTTCTTCTTGGATGAGTGTAGTTGATTCACTAGCGTCTGATTTTAACAAGGCTTTGTAGTCTTTGTCTCCTACAATTTTCTTTGTAGAAGGTTTATTTATGATCCTACTTCTCTCACTGTTTCCAGCGAACCCTATTTCAAGCAATTTAGTTAGCTTGGACATATTTCTTTCACCTATATATTTTATTAAACAAAAAACATACTTACATATTCTCTAATTAATCGAGATAAATAATTAATTTTATAACAATAATACTTTACCTTCACCTGCAGCGGCCGATGCTGAATCAACAATTATTCCATGTGCATTACCGGAATAATTATTCGCTAAGAATCCATCAGATGTTGCACCTACAAGTCCACCAGCGGAAGTTACTGTTCCACCAGAAAGCTTGCAAGTAACTATATTACCTGGTCCAGCTACCGCAATTTTCTTGCCATGAGCTTTAGTGTATAAAGCCACTCCTAAGAGTACCTGGCTAGAAGCTGATGTAGCACAAACTGTATTATCTGCGATTAGATAAACACCTTGACCACCAGTAATACTACCTGATGCTGTAAATGAATAAGCACCAACAGCTGGCTGATAAAGAACGTCGTCTACTTTACTTCCGAAAGCCATATCTAATCACCTCATTTAGACTAGAAGGACTTTTCCAAAGTAATTTGTGGTTTTACTTGTGGCTGCTTCTAATTGATATCCCATTATTCTTTCTGTTGAAGCTGCTGTAGTATCAGCTACACCATTTGCATCAGCATAGATAGTAGTACCAGCTGAACCAGATGCATCGACACAAAGTCTTACGACATTACCAGGTCCAAAAACAGCTACTTCATCTCCATGATCTGCATCATATGCAGCTACACCAATACCTTCCGATCCAGCGGTAGATGTTTTTACTGCATTATCAGCTTGTATTTCTACAATCTGACCTCCATATATAGCACCACTTGCTGTAAAGGTATATGCCATAGTTCCGTCTCCAACGAGGACATCGTCTGTCACGTCGTCAGAATCCCATGTTGCCATATTTTCACCTTATTATTTATATTACATTAATAATTACTTAATCTACAGATTTATACAAAGTACCAGGTCTTAAATTATCCCTGACAATTTCATTATATTCTTCCTCTTCGGTTTCATCCTCAGATTTCTCAATTATGGTTTTAGACTCCTTTTCAGATTTCTCAACTATCTCTAATCGTTTATTGAGAGCATTAATTTGGTCATCTTTAGACTTGATTGATTTTTTAAGTTCATCAATTTCTTCCATTTTAGAAAGTTGTTCTAGAATGGTATCAACTGATTTTTTTAATTCATCAAAGCTTTTTTCGTCAGGATAAGGATATTCCTCTCCTTCATCTGATTCTTCTTCAGGAAGTTCCTCTTCATCATCTTGTTTTTCTTCTTCATTAGTTAGTTCTGATAATGTTGCTTTAATTGCTTCTATTTCTCTAGTTAATCTTTCGATTTCATCGGATTTTGTTTCTTCCTCTGAAGGTTCATCTTCTGATTCTTCTTCTTCCTCTTCCTCTGAAGGTTCATCATCAGATTTTTCTTCGCAATCTTTGCATTCATCATTAGATTTTTCTATATCCTCTTTTGGTTGCTCAGTTTCCTCTTTCTTGATTTCTTTTTTAGCTTCTTCTGATTTTTCTTCTACAGGAGTCTTAGTTTCTTCTTTTTTCATAAGACTATCTCCTATGTTTTTTAAATTATCTTTACAAATACATACATTTATATTATTTTTGATATAATCATTTTCTTCTGATTTAGAAATTACTATAAAGCCTGATTTAGAATTAATTGGTTTGTCACAAACAGATACTTCAAAAATGTTCATTTTGTCTACAACTTCATAACAAGATTTATCATCACATTCTCTATGAGTTAATACAACTTCACCTGCAATAGAGAATCCATTAAAATCTTTATTGTCTATTTTATTCCATACTTGATTAGCTGTTTCAATGTCATCTCTTATCTGCGCTACAATATATAGCCCTTTATCATCTACATGAGTTTTGAGTCCTTTATATTCATTAAGTATGCGACCAACTTGGATATTTTGATGCATTAACATAAGATTAGCATAATTAGAATCTTTTAGAAGTGTCTCTATACCTTTCTCTAAAGTTTCCTTTGGTATTAATTGATTTTCTTTATCTACTTCTATTACAGAAGCATAACCAGCGATTATTCTATCTTTTCCTGTTTTTTCTATATAACCTTTTATGTGTATAGGTATTGATTCTGATATCGTTGTTACTTTATTATCTTTAATAGGAATTAACCCTAGAGTATAGAGTGGAAGTTGTTTTTTAATATCATTATAGTTATTAATATATTTAATATCTACATAATCAACAACATCAGTATAATCACAATCAATAATGTTAGTAAATAATTTATATAATCTAAAATCTATTGCTTTTTTTAATTCGTTAGGAAACTCTTCTCCTCTTACAATTAAATTTATTTTTTTATTATTCTCTTTATTATCATCAGTAGATTTGACTACAGTAACTAAAGAGTTAATAATAGGAATGTTTTCTAGTTCACACATATCAATCTAATTATTTTAAAATATTCCATTAGCTATAACAGCAACAATGATTGCAACTAAAAGAGCTGTAGTTCCAGAAATACTAGCTACTCTAACATCTCTCTTTGTATTACATCTTCTAATATATTTTAGTTCTTCTTTAATTTCTTTAAGTTCTATATTAATCGCTTTGATAGCATGAACTTGTTCTCCTCTCCATTTGTAAATGTTCATCCATCTATCAAACATATCATTATTCTCATTAGCCATCTATTACCCTCAAAAATGACAAAACACCAGACACTCCATTATATATTAATGGAACACACGTAATAAAATATCTTTTGTTTTTATAAAGTTTTGACTTAAGATCTTTGTGTAGTACTTTTCTTCCATCCATACATTCTTTAGTTAACCAGTCTTTACTAGGAGGATTTTCATCACCCCAAAACACAGTCCACCAAGGTACATCCTCCTGATCTACATTCACTCCTTTATATTCAAGTAACTCTCTAAGTGGAGGATTCACATATACAATATTATCTTTAAGATCAGTAATCATTGCTGGTGTTTCTACTTCATTAAGAATAAATTTAGTGAAATTTAAAACACTAAAAGATTCATGATCTATAATATTGTATGCTAATTCTCTAGTTAATACTTCTAGATTCTTTATTCGTTCATCAAGATTCGTCATGTAACTTCCTCAGATAATTACTTTAACCAGCCAGCTTGTAAGGGTACCCATTGATTACTAGAATACACATACAATGCACACCCTATAATATTAGCATCAGATAAACCACTAGGTACAAAACCAGAAAATGTTACTACAGTATCATCTTGGGTTGCTCCACCGGATGGTGCAGAATATCTAAAACCACCTATTAGACTCATTATATCATTTCTCTCTTATTTTATTAAAACATTAAAACTTTTATTTTATTTTATTTTTTTACGTTCTTCTTCTCCAGGTTCATCCTCAGACGGAAACGTAATTCTATTTCCTGAAGGTATATCTTCTTCGGTAATAGTATCTTCACTATATTTTCTATTAACATAATCTAATAAAAATAATTCACCTTCGGATAAATCGTTAAGTTTAAGTCCAAACGGAAGACAATAATCCTCTTTTATTTCTGAATTATTGGCTTGAATTGCTCTTCCTTGTTCTATAGCTTTATCCTTTGCCCTTTCTCTAGATTCTTCATCCCCAGGGGTATAAGTATAACATTTACCTTCGTCGCCCCATTTGTATCCTTTTTTCCCATCTCTTTGACATGATTTTACTGGCATAATATTAAACCTCTATATGAGCATGCCAATGATCTTTTATTGTTCTTCTTTCTAATCTTAGTCTAGTAGATCTTCCAAACTCTTTTCTAACAACAGCTAGAATGTGACCCCATGTTTCTTTTGATATATCATTAACATGATCTCTTACAACAACCATAGGAGTTTTGCACGTATTACACTCTAATATAACAAATTCAGATTCCTTTATGTCCTCAGATTCCTTATAATATAATTTTGTTTTTATATTAGAATTCGGTTCTAGAAATATAGAACACAATTCGCATCCTTTTATTAGAATATTATCTGTACTCATCATTTCTCCAAATAATGGAGTGTTTTTTTGTCATCATCTAACTTAAAATAGTTTTTAATACCCAAATTAGCATTAAATCTACAATGATAACAATGTATTCCATAGTTACTACATTCATTTATCCAAGAACAAATAACTTCATCATTCATATGTTCCTTTGACATTTTCTCAATATCCTCTATATATTTTGGTATAGGTAATTTCATTTTATCCTCGTATTCTCATCTGCTGGGTATGTTGTAACTGCACACCCCATAAAATCTAACTCATCAGCTAAACGAATATTATAATTAGGATCCCATTTATCTTCACTAGCTACCTCAACAGATAAACCATTTACTAGTCCAGCATCTATATGAGCTACTGCTGCTTTTCCATTTGGTACATCAGTTGATATTCTTATATCACCCATAATCTTACCTTTACTATAATAAGTATTTTCTACCCATCCTATTCTATTTAGTGTTTCAAATGAATGATCCAAATTTAAGAAGTTAGATAACCAATTCTTAGCATACTTTTTAAGAACTGATTCAGTGTATTTTACAGGTGAACGAGTAACAGAATCTGTCCATTCTCCTGCAGTTAATAGTATTACATCTCTATAAATTCTATCTCCTGCTGACTTAGTTATTATTTTAGATTTGTATTCCAATGGAATTTTAAGTTTGTGTATCGTCTTCGTCATTTTCTTCCTCCTCATCTATTTCCTCTTCTGGCTCTTCTTCTACTTCGCCAGGTTTCTTTGGTACATTATCCATATTTTCTAAAGGAGAAAAGCCAAAAAAGGCTCTTATCTCGTTTTTAGTGAATGGCATGTCTCCTTCTGCAAAACCTCTTAATAAATTACCAAGCCATTTTGCTCTAAGCGCTTCGTCTTCTTCTGTAACATTATTGAATCTTAGACTAACTGAATCGACCTCAAATCCATTCTTTTCAAGATATGGATTAAATAAATTTTCTCTTAAAATAATAGCAATATCATTTTGATAAGAACGAATCATTCTTTCATACATAATTGCTTTGATACGCGCTGTGGCTTCCGTTGACCCTTTACCCATACCAAGAGCTTCTTCAGGACATAGGAGACCAACAACTAATTGTGTTTGGAAATAATTAAAATATTCTTCAACACCCTCAATTCCCTTTTCATCCATAGAGTCGAATTTAATGTACCAAGGAACAACAAATTCATTTTTTTCATTAATGTCTTCAAGCTCCTCTTTTATATCATCCATAACGTCAGGGGGTGGTATTTGTCCATCTTTTTCTGAACCAACATATATAATTGTTTTCTTAGTACCATGTCTTTTTATTGCATTAAATAATGATTCATCCGTTGATACCTTTCTATCGATTGTATCTAAATTAGGTGCAATAAGAGACATTCCATACGGAGAACCAGGTATGTTAAAAAATTTAATATGAATAATATCTTCAGGATCTAGAGGTGGTAACTCTTGCCCTCCAATATTTTGTTGATAGTTAATCACATCACCATGTTCATCAGCATTGACAATCATAGTTCGTGAATCTATACTCTTAAGTCTTGATATATCTTCCTTTTTGTTATATATCTTTTCTAGAAATGAATCACCAAAAACAAGTGTGGATGTTACTGCTTCCTTCAACACATGTTCAAGATTAATTCTCATACATAGTTTTTCTATGGCTTTCTTTGCATCTTTATCATCTGATACAATAGTATAACCAGACATAACAGTATTCCAAGTAATACTATTAATGGAAGCAAAAATTGTACCTTCTCCGTAATAATAGTCCCAGTACTTTCTAAGCATAGCTAAAGATCTTTCATTGGATGTGATTCCTTTAGATGCTGAACCACCAGTTCTTATAACTGTCTGTGGTTTACCATCATCAGTTAAATAACTTATCTTTTTCCGAAATGGATTTAATCTATTCAGACTTAATTTTGGGAATATTCTTTTTTTCGCCATTTATAACAATCTCTATTGTGCTTACGTATCTTTCTTCAAATTTTTCGCTACCGATTTTAATATCGTATTTTGGGTTTTCTAGGTATTGCCTAAGTAAAATAGCAGCTACATCTACCGCACCCTTTACATTATTACCTCTTCCTATTATATTAATAGTATCAGTTTCACCAAGTGCAAAAAAACAAGCAGTTAGATACTTAGGTATCTCTTTATTACCTATATAAATTTTTTCTATGTTTTCATCAGAACTCATATTAACCTCTCTTTTTTATTAATTGTATCTCCTTTACATATTACATTAAATTTTTTTAAATGAATACCCACCACTTTTAGTTGAAATAATATCTTTGGTTCTAGACCAATCAATTATCCCACCTTCATGTGAAGCTTGTATAGCAAAGGATAAACTATCTATGGTATCATCGTGAGATCCTCTAGGATAAACTCTTAATTCACTAACCAAATGTTCACATGATGGGTTTAATAATATTCTATTAGTTTCAAATAATATTGATAAACGATCCATTCTTGTTTCTCTATCATTCACAATGGATGATTTTATTGGAATTATTGGTAATGTTGGATTATCTTTAATGAGATCATCTGTTATTATTTTTTGTTGTGCTACTGCTTCTATACCTATTCTAGAAGGATTTATATTGTCATCAATATCCTTTATAATTTCTATTTGTCTATGAAGAGATGCGTGTGTCCTTATATTTTTAAGAACGTATATGTTACCTTCTTTTTTACTAGTTCCAATTACTGTTAGAGAAAAGTAGTCACTTTTATCCTCACTACCACCAAAATCTACTCCAACATATTTCTTCATATCTGCTGGATATATTCCTTCCAAATATTTAAAGCCTTTTATTGATTTTTCAAGCCACTCTTCTTTGAATGTTGAAATTCCTGTTGCAATAATATTATTTTGATATTGCATCTGGAAATAACGTTCTCCTTGATGTTCTCTTATGAATTGAAGTGTAAGGGTATCCTCTGGTAGATTGTATTCTTTTATCATATCTTTGTCCCATGGTAAATGTTCAGGCCATAGAACTTTAGCTTTCTTACCATCAATCACGTCTTCCTCATTTAGAAGTGCTTTGTATTTCATTGATTTATAACCAGCTTTCTTCATTAGATAACTATGAAAATCATCTTGCTGCCATCTAGTTCCAATATTTATTACTTTTGTATCTGATAGAAATGTTCCAACTAAAGGCCCATTATACCAATCTTCAAGTTTTTCTCTTCTAGACTCTGTTCTAGAATTTTCATCATCTGTAATATCATCAAGAACAATAAGATCATAATGTCCAGAAATAATTCTTGAACCAACACCTAAAGTCTTTACTGTTGGATCTTTCATTCTAGAATCTTTTACTTTTATTTTCGACGCTGACCATTCACCAAATCCTTTATATTCACCAAAAAGATCTTTAAGTTTTGTATTTTCACTTAGGTGTGTTTTGATGAAAGACATCATGTCGTTAGCTTTATCTTGATTAATAGTAACTAATAATATTCTAATATTTCGATCCCTAACTATTCTCCATATAATATAGGAACCTACTATGGAAGTTTTACCATGCCCACGAGGAGCTAGTAAAACAGTAAATCTATTATTCTCAAATGCATCTATCCACTCTTTGTGGAAATCCTTACATTCAAGATCTAGTACATATTTTGTGAAATATTCACAATCATTAAAACATTTAATTATGTTCTTTTGTCTATCATTAAGTTCATCTAATGCATTCATAATAAAATAAAAAAATATAGGATAGAATTTATCTATCCAGTTTACATATAATATTTGTGTAATTATCCTTCTATGGCTATAACTTAGACAACATCTATTGGTAATTTAGACCTAAATTAAATGAAAGGCCAAAAACTTTTACAGCAAATAAAAGAATAGCTGAAACAACAAAGGCAAGAAATACCTTATCTTTTAAATCTTCTATTTTCATATTAACCACTTTATATTATATATAACATATTACACATACGATACTTTTCAGGGAAACTACGTCACTAATAGAACATCTTTTGTTGATATTATTAGAACACCATTAGATCGACATTAACCATTTCGCATCGTATGATCACCAGACGCAGTAGCCATCTATGAGATATCGTATGTAAGCATCGAATTATAAAGAATTTATTGGTATGTCGGGTTTCCCTCTGTTTCATCTATAAGAATTATTTATAAACCATTTTTATAGTTTTTTACTATTGTATATATTGCTCTTAATCCAGCTAAAATTAAACCTGAATAAGCAACATATTCTTGAGGTAATAGTCCAGATGAACTTTCTAAAAGTCCTATAACTGCATTTAAACCACCAGCAATAAATGTTAATGCAAGCATTATAAAAAATTCTTTAGCTGCATCGGTGATCTGAAATTCTGGACCAGGTTTATACCATGGTGTGTTATTTTTACTCATTTTGTATCCTCCTTTGTTACTAATCCCAAAACTTTTTTCCTACAAGTAGGACATAGTTCTTTAGAGAAATTAATTAGTAGTTTATCAATGTTTATTGTTGTTTGTTGTTTAGCTTTTTCATTAGTTCTAAATTCATTAAGACCCCACTGTATTAATGCTCTTAAATTCTTTCTTGATTTATCTATAGCATCTAATGTGTCTTTTGCAGCTTTTATGGTCTTAATACTATTTCCTTCCTCTATAACATATTTAAGCTCTTTTCTCATAATATTATATATTTCATGAGTCTCATAATCTAGATCTTTCATTTTTTCTACATACTCTTTCCGTAGATCACCATCTAGATCCTTTCCTTCTTTTATTCTTTTTTCTTTTAGTTCAACCTTATGTTTCTTAAGCCACCTATCAACTGACATATGGCTTAATTTTTTAATTTCAGGATGTTGTCGTAATAGTTCCTCAGCTATATCTGGAGTCGAAAGACCCGAATTTTTTAATTTTACAGTCTCATCTTCAAGACCATATATTTCAATTTTACTTCTTTTTACCATATCTAATCAACTCTATAATAATATGTATTTACCCCTTACTGATCCCGCCGTTAGCTTCGGCACACCCTGTTGATTTAACGATTAAAATGACTATAATATACAATTAAATATAGAAAAATATATTTATTATAGTCTCTCACTAATATATACTGATCCGTCTCAGAGGTGACTTTAACGTTACAACAGGAGTGAAGCCACCGAAACCTTTATATATTACTTTTCAACAGAATAAGGGTATTTTTGGGTATTTTAAGGGAAAAGGACTTGCGGCGAGAGGAGGTCGAATTTGGCAAATGTTAAACTATATTGAAATAACTAAGTAGGTATCTGGTATATGATTATTTTTAAGGCTAATATATGCTAATATACTACATTCTGTATATCTAATACAGCCAATATTGTTTTACATGGATTTTTTTAGATGGTTCTAATATAGATGGTTTAACAGAAGGAAATATCGTTTTAACCTTTATATACTATTATGATATACTATATTCTAATATCACACAACTAAAGATGTGATATAGGAAAAGTGGAAATATGAAAAAACCAACAGAAATAGAAATAAAAGAGGCAACTGAGAACTATAAGCCACATAAAACAAATAACTATATCTATAGTATAGATGAGATAAAACAATTTAAACAACTAATAGGTGATATTACAAATAATTGTAGATATTACTTAAAGAGGAATACAAAAAAGAATACTGTTATCTATAAGATAGAAAAAACGTACCATAAAGAAGGTAACTATTGTACAATAGAACGCTATACTTATACCCTACCATTAAACAAAAAACCATCTAAATATTGTACAACAAAGAATAAATCTAAAAAAACAGATAGCAAAAAAGAGGCAATAAATCAAATAACTCAACTATTACAGGAGTAATTTACTCTATTATCTTATTTCTTTATATTAGAGAGTTGATAAGTATGAGCGATATAAGAAAAATATTAGTAAATAAAATATGGGGTGAATTATGTATAGATAGAATTGGATATTTTATTTATGTATATCTAAATATAGATATATTTAACCCGATGGCTTATATAAAACAAATAATAGTTGATTTCATTGAAAAGAATAACGATATAGATATTAAATTACAGGGGTTATAAAATGGAAAGCATAACCATCTATAAGTTAATCAAAAATAGAGGTAATAAACCGATATATACAACAGATATAAACAATGTAAATTATTTTAATCATACATCTAATAGAGTAAAATAATAATTACTCTATTACTCTTTTTTTTTAACTTAACCTTACATATATCTATCAATACTATAGTCTATTTTTTCTATCATTAATTTTTATCTATATAGAATTAAGTTATTTATTTCTAGTAAGTTATTATTTCTATTTATTATTACTCTATCTACGTTTTTAGAATTTGATAGCGTAATGGTTTACATAATACCTTAAAATCGATTTAAAGCTATCTGTAAGCCACCGTAAGCCACTTAAATCTTAATTAAGTATAAAACCATTCATAACTTTTTTAAATGTTATCACATGGCTATAAAGTACCTTTAAATCGAAATACCATATACCAACACAACCCTTTAACGTATAACCTTCTATTTATCTATTAGATAGACAGATTTAACATATAACACAAACAACCTTTAACGTATCTATAATAGATAATATCTATATATCACTAACGGCAATAGAAAATTATGCTTTTAGTTTTTATAGATGGTTCTTTTTCTTTTTATATATTTTTCTTTTTCTATAATAATAATAAGTATCTATTTAGTAGATATACTTTAATAGAATATGTTTTTATAGAATATATTAATGAGAAAACCATATTACTATATAGATTTAATCTATAATATCTATATATAGAATATATTACTAATTGTCTTTAGAAATTATGCTTTTAATATCTATAAGTTAAGGGAATAAGATAGATATAGATACACAGAATGAGAAAAAAGATTATATCTATACCTATCTATTTGAGTAATATAGAATGGTTTAAGATGACTATATAGATATTCTATAAGGGTTTATGGGGTAAACATCTATATATAATGTATCTATACAGCCATCTTCTCATCGAAATCTATATCACTTATCCCCTTATACAACTCTCAAATTATATAAACTTTACTCACCTCTATTATAGATACTGAACGATATTATATAGGATAGAGGAATATTCTCTATAATCTGGTTCGATACCTTTATATGCAAATATTTTTTAACAGTTATGGTGGCATTTGGAAATAGGAAACACCTCTTATAGATATATAATTAATAGGAGAGGATATATCTATAACATAGATAGCACTTTAAACAATTTCTGTTTACCCATTACTCTATACTATCAATCTATATCTTTACAGGAATATAGATTATCTATAAGACATTTTTTTGAAATATTCCACAAATCACAGCAAACTCTCTATATAGATATTAACTTTTTTAGATATCTATTAAAAATTCAATTACCACAACATATACTCTTTTTACTCTATATATCTATTAAAATACACAACTACTCTAATTATCTATACAAAATCCTATACAATCTAAAAAGCAAAAACAAAATTCTGCTTTTAATTTTACATCTAAAAATAATTAAACATCTATATAGAAGAGCGAAAGGTTTATATACTTTGACAAACAATATAGGGGTAGAAAAATATGTTGGGGAAAACCCAAAGGAAGTGAATAGAAAATGAATAGAAATATAGAAAATATAGACGCAGTTGCCAACGAATTAAGTAAATATGGAAATATAGATAAAATATCTAATAGAGAGTTGTTAATTTCTCCGATAGATAAAATCTTCTATCCTTTAGAGGTATGCAACATAACTGATGTTGTAATAAGAAATTCTCTATATATTAGATGGACACAAACAAACCAAATATCTATACATAACTAATAGAGGTGAAATGGAAATGGGTTTACCAATTTTGGAACAAAACATCTATACTATAAATAGATTAGGCAATAGAGAACTTTCTTATGAAATTGCAAACGGAAAAGTCTATATCTATCTAAACCATAGAAGTAAATTAGATGTAGTAGAGAGAAGTCTTTGTAGTGGAAAATTAAAGGAATGTATAGATTTTACTAACGGAATTATTTCTACATTCCATTTTCTATTAGATTAGAGGTGAAAAAATGAATATGAAAAACAAAAATAAAGTATCTATAAATATAGACGCAGTTGAAAAAGCACAAGATGAATATGAAAACACCTATAAAGATGATAGATTAGGGTGGTTGAGTTAGATGAAAAAAGATATAGAACATATAGAGAAGAAAGAATTTGAGGTAACAGAACAGGAACATAGAGAGTATAAAAAGGGAATGACGAAATCTGCTTTTAATAGATGGGTAGATTACACTCTAACAAAAGGAATGTCAGATAGAAATAGAGAATTAACTAATAGGAGAGATTAGAATGAGTAGATACGCAACAGTAGATAAGAAATTGAAAGTTTGGAAGAACCCAAAAGGTTATGAAATTTGGAAAAGAAAAGATACAGGAAAAATAGTCTATGCACATAGAAAACTCTATGAGATGTTCTATGGAAAACTTCAACCTTTTGAAGTAGTCCACCATCTAAAAGGTAAAGCAAATAATCTAAACAATCTAACAAAAATGCACAAAGTAGAACATGATAAACTACATAGAAATAGAAGGGAGATGTAAAAAAATGAAAAGAAATATTAGTATAGATAAATTAGAAGAAGAATTAGAGGCAAGTGAACATCTAAAATCTAACATAATAAATCAGGAAATTAAGTGTAGATATACCAATAGAAATATTGCCCAAAAACTTACTGCAATAGAATGGTATAACAAATACGGAAAACAAGATAATCTACAAACAGGAAATACCTATAAAGGAAAACATATAGAACAAACAAAACCTCTTAACTTTGGAAGTATAGATGACTATAATATAGATACACTTCCAAAAGGGTTGTTTCATTGTAAAGGCACAGAAATAACACAAGTTAAGGAAATAGATTATAGAAAAAAGAAACTAATAAATAGAAGGTTTCTATCTAATATTCTACAAACTTGGTGTTACTTTATGGGAATTAAGTATATAGATAATACTGATAAGTACGAATTTACAGGAACAAAATTATGGGGGAAAGAATTAGAGTACTCTATAAATCTAAAAGATAAATCTGCTATTTTCCTAACAGGAAAGCAGGGAAAACAGATGATTAGAGATATTATATTCCTATCCAGAAATAAAAGACTATCTAAAATGAAAGACTATATAGAAAACAAAAAAGTTAGTCCACAAATGTATAGAACAATACTATATAGAGTACATTCCGAAAAGAAAACATTTGATGAAATCTTACAGGATATAAAGAGTAGAGTATTCTATGATTATAGCATAGGAGAATATGCTTGGGCTTATCCTAAATATAATATAGAATATCTAACGAGAACCTTAAGGGAATTATCAACAGAAAAATACTTTCTATCTATACTTATTCCTATAATAGAACATCTACGGAAATATCCGATTATCTGTAAAGATACCCATGTGTTTCCTAAATCAGATGAAGAGCACAACAAAGCAAAAGATGATTACGATATTTCGCAACATATATGGGAAAGATAATAAACTTTCCTATCTATTATTTTTTTTTTATTTCTAACTATCTATTATAGAATACTTTTTTAAATCGCATTATCTATTTTTGCTTTAAAATCCTATTTTCCATTTAAAGACGTCATAGAGCAATTCTAACGCATTTAGTATATAGACTAATGGTTTTATACCTATTTAGAAAGATATTGCCTCTATACCCCATTTCTGTTAATCCTCAAGCATTTTAATAGATTATCTATATTGTTTTTAATCTAATACGCAAATATCTATATAATTACTGTAATACTCTTTCCCCTCTCCTGTTGCCCTTCTGTTGCCGAAACATTTATATAGGGTTATTTTTGGTTTCTTCTGTTGAGCCACCGAAAAGTATATAAAGTTTTCCCCATGAAAAATCGTTTTAATGAACAGCATTTTCCCCCCAAGTTGTTCACAAAGTATATTACTATACTATTAGTAACCGTTGGGGAACGGCGAATATAGTATTAGAATATATAGAACTTAACTTGTTATAGATGTTGTGTCAAAAAGTTACCTTACCCAATCATACGATAGGTATTTTTACTATCTATTTAAAACCTTATAGTTGTGGTAACTCTATTCAAACACAAAAGATAGACAGTTTCTACAAGCGACAGCAAGTAGATACAGTTACTTCAAAAAATACGATAGAGATAGATATATTAGAAGTATTGTTATTAGAGAGGATTATCCCTTTCCGTTACTTCTTTCTATCTCTATCACAAAAACTTTACATATTCTATGCTTATAACTACAAAGGACAAATAGGAAAATAATTAAACTCTCTACAAATCTATATATAGTAGTAATGGTTAAGAAGTATTTTCTATTTGTTACCGTAGAGATTATAAGTGTAGATATTAGATTAATCAAATGGTTTCGTTTTGCAGGGTTTACTTTATCCATATATAAACAAAAAAGGTAAGATAACCCTGCTCTTTTCTCAACACTCTATGAATAAAGACTTAAAACAAGCATTAGATAATGCATTGAGATTTAAAGGAATAGAACCATCTTCTATAAAAGACGTAGAATATAATGTTGGTGGAATATGGTTTAAAGATAGCGAAGGAAAAAGTTTTACTATTATTATAACAACGTGTAAGAATTACTAACATCTAAAAAAGGAAGGAGAGTAGTGTAATCCTATGGTTAGGTTTGCTATCGTAAGATAGATTTTAGAGTTCAATTCTCTCAAACACTCTTGAAGTGTTCTCTCCTTCTATCCCCCTCTTCTATAAAAGGATTAAATAAATATGCTTTTTGAGTTGGTAGTATGTTCTGTGAAAGTTGTGCAAGAAAATTAACTAAAGAAGAAGTAAAAGAGTGCAACAAAAAATATAATCACAAACATTATTATTGTAGAAAATGCAGGAGAATAGATTATTAATATGAAAGTATATATTCTAACAAAATATAATTATGAGTGGCAAGATATATTAGATGTATTTAGTTCTAAAGAAAATGCTATTAGTTTCCTCTATCAATATATAATAGAGAATAGTAGAGTGAATATGTCAGTTCCTTCTTTCCATAATAAACTTATGGGATATGGAATTATAGAAAAGGAAGTAGATGAATAGGGAATGGTAATTATGTATATAGAAAAGGAAATAGAAGAACTTAAAAAAGATATAAATTAAGCCTGATAAGTAGGTGAAATAAAATGAGTTATAAAACCCCAAAATGGCATAACCGTTATGCAAAATTGCATGAATGGTTTGATAGACATTTCAGGAAGAAACATTATATTAAATCTTGTGAGGAAAGTGATTTTGAATGATGCAAAGGATAGTAGATTTTTTTGTGTTTTGGGCTATGTTTCCTTTGCTTAAAAAATATTATAAAAGGTGAAATAAAATGAATGATTATCTAATAAAAATTAATATGTTTGAAATATATATTGTGAAGATGTGCTATTTCACTTAATAGATGGAAAGACTTACCAGAACTAACTAACAAGTTAGATGGATTACTTTCTAATTAAAATAATTAATCTAAAGGAGATTAAGATATGCGATGTCCAAGATGTTATAAAAATAAAAAGAAAGATGAAGATACTAAAGATTATCCACAAATGAAAATAGAGGAAATAAATAATGATGAAATATTTGTTTGTCCTCTATGTGATTATACACTTCTAAAAGATTAAGATAATCTAACAAACACACAAAGCATACATTAAGTAAGTGTAGTTGGTTTATGAGGGATTACTATCTACACTCTAAAATAAAAATAGAAAAACCCTCATTCATTTCAAACACTATAAGTGGTTTCTATAATCTAACCACTAAAAAATAAAAGACAACTAAAAAGGAGTAGTAGATATGGTAGAATTTGAAATAACCAAAAACGAAAACGGTAAAGGATTTTTGGTAAAGAATGCAGGGGCATTACCAGTCGGTAAACCTCACAAATCCTCAAAAGGTAACTATGTCTATAACGGTGGAAAATGGATTAGAACAAAAACAAATGGTTCTAAATCAGAACATCTTTATAGAGTAAATGTTACCATTACCGATTGTGGTAAAGCAAAAGACTAAATCTAAAAAGGATTTAGTCTAATGGGATACCACTTTAGGAATTCAGTTAGAAATCCACATTGGTATTATATAGTAAAGGTATCCCATACTCTATATATTCACTTCTAAAAAGAAAGGTAATATCTACGGTAAAATTAAAATACAGATAGAGAGAGATACTCTCTTTAAATAAATCGGGTATTGGTGGTTTTAGGGATAGGAAATTTTTTATTAATTAAAATCACGTTTGGCTTATATGTGATTATCTGTATATATAAATGCCGATATAGATATTGCTTTTAAATAAAAAACAAATTAGGGTTATCAGAATGTGTAACCATGAATTAGAATTTAGTTATATAGATGATATATACATATGTAAGAAATGTGGTAAGAAAATCTATATTAACTAAAAAAGGAGAGATAATATGCAAATAATAGGAATGATACCTGTTAATAAAGTAGATAGGGAAGAGTTAGTATCTATACATAATTTTGCAGTAACAGGAATACGATTTAGAAACTTACATACTTCTAAAATGGTAATAAATAATGTCAACCAGAATAATAATAGAGAATAATAAGGCAGATTCCACTCTACATTGAAGATGTTTATAGTGATTGTAGTAAATTTATTAAAGAAGAAGATATAAAAAAGATTATAAAATTTGCTTTAGTATTATCTAATTTTTCTACTCAAAGAAGTGTAATAGTAACTTGTATGGCAGGTATATCAAGAAGTCCAGCAGTTGCACTTTCTATATTAGGTATTCTACATAATGAAAGTAATAATCTAATATACCTAAATGATATTCATAATAGGCTTCTTAGATACCATCATTATAATCAAGATATAAGTGATGCAATAATTAGAACTTATATATCCACATATTCTAAAGATTAATATAGGTAATTGTAATGAAAGTAAAAAAGAGTAAAGCAATGAAAATAAAAGAAATATTGAAATCATATATATCTAAACTTGAACCTTATCTAGATGAATATAAAGGTGTTGAATATGAAATGTTAATAGATGAATGTGCTATTAAAATTTATTCTTCTTCTTCTATATCCACATATTCTAAAATATTAAGAGCCAAGATAATATTAGAAGTTGATAAAAATATTATTGAAGTTTATGATGAAGATTTCTTCTATGATTTATTTAAATTTGGTACTAATAATAACTTTAGTTTATTAATAAAAGATTGGTAATAAAATATATCTAAAAAATAAGGGATAATATGAATAAAAAAGAACTATCTATAATATATGATGAACTTTATGATTTAGCAGATAGAATAATAAAAAAATATAATCCATGTGAATTATCTAAAAATAGATGTCTAGATGGTAAATTTTGTTGTGAAGGTTGTAAATATTTAAGTAAAGATGGTTGCACAACTAAAGCATTATTTTGTAAAGTATGGTTATGTAAAAATGCAAGAAGAAAATATCCTTATGTTGCTAGATTATTAGAATGTATTAAAACTTTAGCAAATGAATATCATTTGTTATTGTTTAGAGAAAGCAAAGAAAACAGTATAGAATATGCTTTAAGATATACCTTTCAGAAAGAGATTGATAATAAAAACACTATATGAAACAAAAAGAAATATTAAAGAAAATCAACCTAATAACAGGTTGTGATGAAATTGAGGCAAAAGAAGTCTACAAATTATTCAAAGAATAAAGGAGAATGGTAACATTCTAGATGATATAATAACATGGTGGAATAAATTAACTGAAGATAAAAAAGAGGATATTCTTCTTATAACATCTACATTTATTCTGCTCTTATTACTAATATATGTGATAATATGGAACTGGTATTAAGCAATAAACTACGTAAACCTGATATATTTTATACAACACAAACATCTATTAACTACAAAACAGGGAAACATACTATATATCTAAAAACAAATTCCTGTTGGTTATGTGGTAGTCAAGATAAAAAAATTACTAAACACCATGTTATTAATAAATCTTTCAATCCTAAATACAATATTCTAATACCATTATGTAAAGAGTGTCATAAAAAATTACATAGTGAACAACCTTATTGGTATAAACATATGAAAGATGGTAAATTTAGATATAGAAATATTCCAGAAGGAACGGCTAACAATAATAAAAAAGAATTATCTAAAAACATAAAACTTCTAAAAGAATTGCTTAAAATTAGAGAAAAAGAAATAAATATGTTATATAACAAGTTTAAACAAAAAGAGAAAGAACAATACAACATACTATCTAATTTTATAAGAATGGGTTAATGAAAATGAAATTAAAACCAAAAATAATATTTGAATTAGTAGATGCAAAAAGAAATCAAACTTTATGTAAAGGAACTTATAAAGAAGTTCTAAAAAAGGCAGATGATTTTCCTAAAAGAAGAGATGATTTAAGTATTAGAATATCGGTGGAATCAAGTGATAATGATTAAGGTATGTAAAGAACAATCTTGTATATTTAACAAAGATAAAAAATGTAATAAGAAATCTGTTTGTTTAGATGAGGAAGGAATTTGTATTTCTAAAGAACAAGAATAAAACACCATATAAAAAAAAAATAATGGAGTGAAAAAGAGTGAGTGAACAAAATTATGGAATATATAAAAATATAAAAAGATTTACAAATAGTGATTTGAATGTTCTAAAAGATAATTACTACATTTATATTATTCCTAAAGAAAATAGAGTTATAGTAAGTGCAGAAAGAAATGGTAGCTATCCAATTGCAGAATTAGGTAGAGATAAAACATTTGGAACAATTGTACTTAAGAAACTATTAAGACCTAATTTATCTACTTCTGTAATAAGAGGATTATCGTTATTGATAGATGAAATGAATACATATAATTCAGTAAATTATTATATAAAAAAAGATGTGATATAAATGTTTGAAACAAAAGAAGATTTAATATAGGGAGTAATGTTCTATATAATAATAATCTTATCAATGTTATTAATTAAGATTTGGTTTTAAGGTAATATAAATGAACTATTGTAATATATGTATGGACTATTATGAGTTTGAAAATAACACTTGTCCAAATTGTGGAACTAAATATAGAGATGATGAACTTGTTTAAAATGAAAGATACTAGTGTAATTTTATTATGGTTATTGTTTATAGTTGCATTCTCCCATTTCTGTATATTCATATCTTTGGTATATTTACTATTATTAATTCCATTAGATGTAGTTATGATTTGTGTAGTGGACTTTGAATTTGATTATAAAATATCCAAAACCATAAAGAAAATATTAGGTAAAAAATAAGTTTTTCATTTAAACATACCTAGAATGGATTCTAAGCCATTTGCATTAATATGAATGGTAATACACCTAAACAAAAAGATATTGCCTTCATGGTGTGTTTCTGACAATCCTCATTGAAAATAATTAAGGAGATTAAGATATGAAAGTAAATATCGAAAGAAAAGGAAAAAGTAAAAAAGGTTTACAAGTATTTGATGTTGTTCTTCTAAAAAATAAATATAATGATGTTGTCGATATTGCAGAAATATATGATGATGAAGTAATACTTATATTATTAACTAATGGAAATACAGATATAATAGATTTACATGATGATTGTTTTGAAAGAACAAAAATAGATTTCTTAAATGAATATTATCCTAATTGGGAAAGAATTGATAATGATAAAGTAAAAATTAATATAACAATAGAGAGGTAGAGTGATAATTTGGATATTCCTAGTGGCTCATAACCATTGTGTTTGTGTGGTTCAAATCCCACCCTCTCTACCATGACAAAAGATAAGATATATGATTTTGGTATATTAGGTAAATTTTCAAGAACTACTCTAATAGAATTAAAACAAGTTAGGAGAAGAATATATCCTAAATGTATAACATTATATATTGAGTATATTGAGTATAGTGTATTTGTTGGTAACTCCGACAAACTCCGACAAATCATTAAAGATATTTATGAGGATGGAAAAGAAAATGAAATATTATAAAGTATTGGATATGAATCAAAATAGTTGTAATGGTGGAGATGCACAATGGAAAAAAGGTGTATGGATGCCTAAGATACAGGGTAAACTTATTCCTTGTTTTAATGGTTATCATCTTTGTCGTAAAAAGGATTTAACTCATTGGTTGGATGAGGAAATATGGATAGCTGAGGGTAGAGGTAGAAAAATTGTTGATGATAATAAGGTTGTTTTTAGTGAAGCAAGAATAATTGAAAAATTTGATACTTGGAATGAAAAAACTGCTCGTTTATTTGCTTGTGATTGTGCTGAACATGTTTTAAAATATTTTGAAGAAGAATATCCTGATGATGATAGAGTTAGGAATTGTATAAATGTTGCTAGAATGTATGCAAATGGTGAGGTGACAATAAGAGAATTAAAATTAGCAGAGTCAGCAGCAGGGTCAGCAGGGTCAGCAGTATGGTCAGCAGTATGGTCAGCAGCAGGGCCAGCAGCAAGGTCAGCAGCAAGGTCAGCAGAGTCAGCAGCAAGGTCAGCAGAAATAAAATGGCAAACAAAAAGATTATTTGAATATCTTGAAGGTAGGATATAATTTATGAAAGGTGATAAAATAAAATGTTGTCGTTGTGGTAAAATATTTATTGATACTAAACCTGACTGGCAACGTGAAACTATAGAGATTTGTCCTTTTTGCAGGGTTCAGAGTAGTGGTCATATAAATATTAGTGAGCGTGTCCGTCAGGCAAAGTTGAAACAGGCTGTTAAACATATGAGAAGAGAAATATTTTAAAAAGAAAAGATATCTAGAAAAGAAGATTAAAGATATTGAAAATACTAGTATTAACACCTCATTTATATTTAGAGATAAAACATATACAATTAAAGACATAGATAATTATTTAAAGAAATTAGAAACATTAAGATTTTCACTTAACAATCTAGAAAAAGGTTTTAGAGAATATCAAAAAGTAATGTTAGAAATAAGTAAATATTATAACGGCAGAGATGGTGTAGTTGATTAACATTATAGTTTGTGGAACTATAGAGATGAGTTCAAATCTCATTCTTTGCCCTATGAATAAAGTAGAACAAAAAATATTAGAGGCATTTTATAAAAGCAAGTATACAAAAAGAAGTATAGAAGGACTATCTAAACAAATAAAAGATATAAGCCAAGAAGAAATATTGGGAACTCTACTTAAATCACATTACTTTAGAGTAGAAGAAGGCTGTAAGGGTTTAATGTGGATTCTTAATGAAGATTACATCTAAGATAAAAGGAGAAATAAAATATGGCTTTTGTTGATAAAGAAGTATGTAAATTATCTAAATGTCCTTTTCTAGATAAAAAAACAGGATTTTGTGGAAGGGCATTAGCATTAAGGAAAAAGAAAGAAGAAGTATGTGTTTCAAATATAAACATCACTTTAGAGGCAAAAAAATGAAACATAATTTAGAAGACTTAATTGAAGCAGTTGGTATTGACATTAAAGAACTAACACGTAAAGCAAATAATATAGAAATGGAATGTTTTGAGAAAGATTTAAAACCATCAGAAAGAATAGAACTCTACAAAAAAAGAATGAATAAAACTGAATTAGCATTCTCTTTATTTATAATAGAAGAGAATATGAGAATGGTAAGAAAAGAAATTGAAGATGAAATAGAAGAAGAAAATCAAAACATTGCGTATATGTGATTAATATGCCAACAGTAAAAACATACTTGAAATGTGATAAGTGTGGTAAAGTTACTTCCATTATACATTCTAGTGAAAAACCATTATCTAACTATATTATATGCTGTCATTGTTCTGGAAATATTGTTGGAGAAGGAATGGAAGTAGTTAGTGCTGAAAATATAATAATTAAAGAAGATGAAAAATAATGAATGTTCCAGTAAGATACTGTATGGAATTTCCAGTTGGAAAAAAAAAATATCATATAACTAATTTAGGAAATATGATAATGGAACTTCCTAATATGATGAAAAAGAGGTATTACGATAGGAATAGTATATATTATGAGAGTAAGGAAGCATTCTTACCTAGAGATAATGATGTTATAGAGTATGATTCTAATAAAAAAGATTGGTATATAGTAGTTAATTTAGCAAATTATGGTGAATAAAAATGTTAATAAATAGAAGTAGACCAGCCCTAGAAATTTATGCTGATATTTCAAGATACTACAAAAAGAAAAACACAAACAAATTAAAGTTATCTAAGAAACCAGTAGTTGAGATTAGTAATATAACATCAGATATGAGTCTTTACCCATCATGTAGAGAAATATTAATTGATAAACTACGTACAAAGTTAGAGAATGCTATAATTAATAAAAAAGTAGAATCCAATCCATATAAATTAATCCCAACTGCATACATAGAAGATTTAGATATTCCATTAAAATTCTTAATAAAAATGATACCAACTAATATGAACGATATGAAAATGATAAAAAGTAAAAAAAACCAAGATATTCTAAAAGAAGTTTTAAATTATATATTAGGAATTATAGGAGTTTGTTTCTATCATCAAAAAGATGAAGTGTTACGTAGAGAAAATAATGTTGGAACTTCTGGTAATATATCAATATATAAAGACGAAGAGGAAACTTACAATATAGATTATAATGTTCTTTCACCTAAATTTATGACTAGTCCCATACTTATTTCTTTTATTAGTGGTTTAGCGAGAGATTGTATAGGAACAGTATCAGGATTACCCAAAGATATTATTAATAAAGAATTACTTTCAAAATATGATAAAAAAGAAATAGATAGAGTAATAAATGAAACTGATTACAAAACTGCTAAGAAAATATTTAATAAAACTCTAATTCCATTCTTTAGTAAACACTTTGAAATTAATGGATTACTCTCTTCTAAAAATAAAATAACTACTCTCAAAGAATTAGTAGATAAAGATACGATTGATATATTTAGACCTAATAGAACTATAAACCATTGGAGAAGATATAGTAATCTATATGGTTATAATAGATTTAGTTCTTATATAAGAAGTCCATATAGCGTACTATTATATGATAATTATAGGAGAGTATAATTATGTGTAAAATATTTGAATGGATATTTTATTTCTCTGATTCAGATGATGATATTAAAATAGTTGGAAATGATATAAGTGAATCTATATGTAAGGTTAAAAAATTCTTACTTGCACATTCACAAGACTTCTATCTAGATGGCTATTACTTTGAATGGGATGAACAGGAAGATAAAGGAGTAATATACGATGTCTAAAATAATAGAACCAAACATAAGGTTTGTAGAAGAAGATGATTGGTTACAGTTATCCATATATATAAATGATAAATTACTTAAACTAAAAGATGGTTCTAAAGTTGTATTATATCCAAAGTATATAGAAGACTTTGAAGATGAAGATGTAGACCCTGATATGGATGAAGAAGACTTTTGTTTATATGTTTTTAAATCTGGTGGAAAACAATGGATACCATTAACTTCTAAAGGTAGACCTCTAAGATATTGGGAACGTATATTAAAAATATTATGTATGGGTGGTTATTATCATATATGAAAATTATTAATGCAGATAAAGAATTAGAGAGTAAAATAAAAGAAAGTGTATCTATTCCATATGTAAAAATAAAAGATAATAATTCTATGGAAATAGGATACTGTACAATAGAAGTATTGGGAGAAGTTAAAGACAAACATATTCTTCTAACAGAAAAACAACTAAAGAATATTAAAATAAAATCTTATGATAAAGAAACTTATACTCCAGTATTTATATCAAAAACAATAGATGGTTATTTAAGATTTTGGATTGATAACCCTAGATATTTTTTAAGATGGGTTACATGTAGAGATAAAGAAGATATAATATTAGAAAGTAAGAGGAAATAGTATGACATCAATAGATGAAATAATTAAAATAGGAAAAGGATATGCAATAGTGGCAGACTCAAAAGGAATATATGATAAAGAATTAGTGGATGTTACTATAAAATCAAATAAAAATGAAAATACATTTAGTATAATAAAATCAGATAACAATAAAACATTATTTTCAACTTATTATACTAACGGAAGATTAAACTTTTGTAATAATTCTAACTACTACTATATATTTAAAACAAAGGAATTAGCCCTTAGACAACTTTATTATAAAAGTAAAAGGAAATGTATGGATGATGAATCTAGTGTATTCGTATACAAAAAGAAATTTGAAGATAAATTAAAAGATTATCAAAAATCTTTAGAAATATGTAAATTAGTATCAAATAAATTATGTAAGAAGTAATATAAATGTACGAAATTGGAGATATTGTAGAATTAAAGAGTGCATATTCGGGTGTTAGAATTATTAATCCAAGAGGAATAATAACTTCTATAAAACATAATAAAAATAATAAAAGATTATATGAGGTAAGAATACCACCTTGTATGGTAAAAGGTAGATATTATGATAATAAAATATTTGCTTATGAGAATGAGATGAAATTAATATGGTAGAGATACTAGAATATGATATTTATTATAAACCTAATCATAAAGAAATTTCATTACTTCTTATGAGATTAGAAGAGTTCTCAAATAATAAGTCAAAGATATACAGATTATTACGTGATTTTCAAGGTTGCATGAAAAATGAAAATAGAGTATTAAATGCACTTTGTGATGTATGCAAATCTAAATTCAATATAGGAAGACTTATTACCTTAACATTCTATATATTTATAACAACAGAGTTTGATTACACATCTAAAGATTTAAATGCAATTAAAGAATTCATAAGAGAAAAGAATTTTGTGTATGATGAATATACAAGAGATTATGACTTTTATGCTAAATTCGATAATATGTATGATGCAGTAAAATGGATAGTTAGTTATAGAGTTTCAAAACTTTACTTTCAAAGTAACTTGAGGAAGATAAATGAAACAAGTTGAGAAAATCTTGTGTAAATATTATTATAGAGTTTATAATAATTCAAATGTACTAAAAGGATTAGATATAGTTTTATATGATTGTAATTGGGGAATATCATTAATGAAAGCACATATATTAAGAAGTTTATTAAATTATGAAAATTGTTCTGCAACTGATACTAATATAATATGATGATAATATGAAATTATATAAATATAAATTTAATCCATTTAACAAACATATAAAACATATAACTATAATTAGTCAAAATGATAGAGAGGCATTATTAAAAATAAATAATCTACAAACATCACTCTTGATGCATAAAAATCAATTATTATTAGAACAAAATAAAATATAGGTGAATATATGAAAAAGTTAAGCCCAAGTATTGGTGGAGACCCTGAATTCTTTATATTTGGGGATATAAAAGGAAAACATAAAATAATATCGGCAGATAAGATATTAACAGGAAAAGAAAACAAAAAAGAATGTACAAGTGGAAGTTATTTCTTTGATGGTGTACAAGCAGAAATAAATCCATCACATAACAATTGTAGAGAATTCTTTTGTAGAAATATACAAGGGTGCTTAAAGGATGTATACAATATAGCAAAGAAGAAATATGATAATATAGAGTTCCAACCATTAGCATCTATTAAGATACAAAAGTCAGATGTAAAAGGTGCAGATAATGAATGTCTAAGATTTGGTTGCTCACCAGATTTTAATATATATTCTGATGAAGAAAAAACATATCCTGATGGTAAAAGATTTATGACTAGATTTTCAGGTGGACATATACATCTAGGTTTCTCTAGTATTAACTATATGAAAAAGATGAAAGACCCAGACGTATTATATAGACTAATAAAATCATTTGATTATCTTGCAGGAATTATGTCAGTATTACTTTCTAATGGAGAAGAAGAACATATTAGAAGAAAATATTATGGTGAGGCAGGAACTTATAGAATACAGAAACATGGAATAGAATATAGAACATTATCATCATTCTGGTTAGTATCTCCTTTCATTGCTTCTCTTATGTCAGGACTTATGAGAGATGCCTTCACATTTGTATATCATAATAAAGAGAAAGAACTTCTATTTGATAAAATTTCAGAGGAAGTTGTTATTAATACAATAAATAATTTAGATGTAAAGAAAGCCAGAGTAATATGGGAACAAATTATTAAACCATTATATGAAGACTTTAATATGAATATTAGTTCTCCATTACAACATGAATATGTAAGAAACCTTATAGATTATATGATTTCTCATGGTGGTTATCAATCAGTATTTAATCCTAAGTATATGATAAATTATTGGTATCTATCAAAAGATTTAAAAACAATAGATAATATGGAATATCAATGCACATATGGAATTAAAAATCTTGCATTCGATATAGAAACAAAATATTTGAAAATAGAAGATATTAGAAATATAGGAGAAGAATAATAATGTGTGGAATCGCAGGTGTAATATCCCAAGACAAAAGAGTACCTTTTGATAAGTTTACACAAGTTATGTCTTTAACTCTTTTATTTGAGTTACAAAAAAGAGGTGAACATGCTTGGGGTGTATATCTAGAGAAAAAAGGAAAAGAAAACAATAAGTTATATTGTGGAAAAGAAGATAACAAAATGACTGGTGAACTATTTAAAAGTAAAAATAGTGTAAGTACATTCTTTGAAACAACTAAAAGTAAAATATATCTAAAGAATACACATACTATGTTAATGCATACAAGAGCAACAACATCTGGTAGTCCAGAAAATAATGAAAACAATCACCCATTCTCAACTGATAGTTATATACTTGCACATAATGGAGTAATAAGAAACGATGATGAAATATATAAGAATTTTAATATAGAACACAAAGGAATAGAATGTGATTCTTATTCAATTATAAGTCTTATCCAACACTTCCATAATGAAGGTTTTGAAACTAGTAAAGCAATTGAGAAAACATCAGAACATATAAAAGGGTCTTATGCTTGTTGGTTATATGATAAAGAAACTAATGATGTATATTTATTTAGAAAATCAAATCCAATAGAATACTATTTTGATGAAGAAAGAAAGTTATTTGTATTTGCATCAATTGATGATTATGTTGTAGACGCTTATAATATAGATGAAGTATCAACAACTGATTTAAGCGTATTAGAAAAAGAAAAGATATTTCTTCTAAAGAAAGATGAACTAGAAGAAGTTGGAGAATTGAAAACTCCTAAATCAACAACTACAACTAGTTCAGGTAGATATTATAGTGGATATTCAGAACACCAATATAATTATAGTAATAGATTTAATAAAGAAACTAATGACACAGAGTCAAAAATAAATAAATCCCTCAAAGAATTATATTACTTATTTAGGAAGTTTGAAAAGAAACCACCTAAAGAAGCAGAAACAATTATTGGTATGATGAATGGTAGAGTTGTTATTCTTGTAGAACCAGATGATTTAAGAGATTTATTAGATGAATCAGGATTTGAGAAGTATAAACAAAAAGGTAAAGTATATGGTAGTCGATATTATATGTACGAAATTTCTCCTATATTAAATATTGTAAAACTAACAAGTGTTTTAATGAATGAATCCATAGGAGAACTTACATCTAAAGACAGAAGACATCAACTTAAAGAATTAGCAGAAACAATAGATTGCGAGTTTTGTATATTTGATAACCAATATCGTTTTAAATATATAAAATCTTCTAGTGTTCCTGAATGGATAAAGAAAGCATTATCTAAACGTGGTCTTAACTTCCGTAAAGATAATACTATTAGATTAGATATTAATCAAATTCATGAGAAAAAATTAGATAATGTTCTCAAGGATTTAAAACTTAAAAGAGATGAATATATATGTCTAGCAAATTAAATGTAGATGATTGGTTAGAAACAGGAAGTAAGAAAATTGAATGTGGTGTTGAATTAGAGTTATTACTATTTAATTCTAAAACTAAAGAACCAGTACACAAAGCATCTTTAACAGAATCTATACTCTCTAAACTACCAAGACAAATTTATAAAGATTATTACCCATATCAATTAGAAATAAGAACAAAACCACATTCATCACCTAATAAAGTTATAAATGAAACCAAAGACTTATACCTTATGGCTAGTAAAGAATTTATGAAAGAAGGAATATATATTATTCCAGCCCCATCTATAACTAGAACTGGTTTTGTTTATTGTGGATTACATATTCATATCAGTTATCCAAATGATAGAACTCTAGAAAACTATTATAAAAGAGCGATGGGTTTATATCCATTCATCTTATCTCTTGCTGACCATACTAAAAATCTTGAAATGTCAGATATAGAGATGTCAGATAGAATAAAATCATCACACCATATAGGAACACCTTTCCTTGATAAAGATGCATTTCTAAATCCTAGAGAACCTAATCACAAGTATAGAGATTTAATATACAGTCCCAGTAATCAATCCTCTTCTAATAGAAGTAGAATGAAGAAACCATCTACCATAGAGTTAAGATTATTTGATACTCCTTCTCTTTTTGATATGTATAAATTCATAGTACGATATACTATGTTATTATCTAGTAGAATTAAAACCAATAATCCTATGCTTAAGATGTTAAATAAGAATAAATATGATACAATTAATAAACTCAATATGACACGTAAACTTTTAATTGAACAAAAGTATGGTGTAAATAAATTATTTAGAATGTTAAATTCAGATGTGTGTGAAGATATATCTAAAGAATTAAAAATAGATTTTCCACGTGAAACACAATTTGAATTTAGAGAAAGATTAGGATTATCAGCAAATGTTAATGGATTTTTATCTATGGCAACTAAAGGTGGCTGGTTAGATTAAAATCTTCATTTTAAGCAAAAATACACTTTAACCCTTGTCTTACCATTAGGAAGAAAAGATATTGCGTTAGCGTTGCTTAAAATCAATCCTCAAGTAAAATAAAGTTATTATATAGAATATATATTAGGAAGTTAGACTTATGTGTGGAATTATAGCATATATTGGAAAAAAGAATGAAACAATTGGAAACCTCTTAACAAATGCACAATTCAATATTCATCGTGGAGATGAAGGATTAGGCATTATTTACGAAGAAGGTGAAAATGTTTCTATAAGAAAAGTGTTATACGAAATAGATGAAGTAATTAACGGCGAACTTGGTAAATGGAGAACAATTAAATCTAAAAGACTAGGTTCTATTGAAACAACAATATTCGATGAAAACAAATACAAAAGAATGAATAAAAAGTTTAATAAATTCTCTAAAGAAATAAGAAATACAGAATCTAATTTCATTTTTATACATCATAGAAAAGCAACTTATGGAGATAAGGTAATTAAAAACTTACACCCAATAAAAATTAATAATAAATACTACATCCATAATGGAACTTCTTGGGGTATAGATGCAGTTAGAAATTATCTTGAGATATTTAAAGGTGAGGAATTTAATAGTGATACTGATACAGAAGTTATATCTAAATTATATAATAAACTTTTAGATAAGTATGAAAATGATAAAGACAAAGTATATAGTACATTTTCTGAATTAGTTACTAATGGATGGGGAGTTCTAATAGAAATAAATCCAATTAATAAAGAAGTAACTATAATAAAAGATGAATTAAGAACTTTATGGTTATATACTCTAAAAGATGATAGTCAAATATTAGTAAGTGAACCAACTCCATTCATAAAAAATATTAAATCACTTCATAAAATTGAATCAGGAATATTCACATTAAAAGACTCTAGTTTATATACAAGAGATTATACAGAATTTGCAATAAAATCACATAACTGGTGGAAAGATGCAAAAGATGATGATATAAAACTTAAGAAATGTGAAATATGTGGTACAAAGAAATATACATTATCCACTTGGGAATGTAATGACCATCCATATAAAAGAAAAAATGAAGATAGATGTTTTGAATGTTTTGTAGAGAATAAAAAGAAAAATAAAGAAGATTCAGATGAGATTAAACAACAAAATAAAAAGGAAGAGATAGCACAATATATAGGTTAGATGAAAAATGAAAGTATATTTAAGACAACCTAAAATTACATTCTCAAAAGACTTTGTTAATACGATAAAAAAACATGGTATAGTATTAACAAGAGGAAACAAATTTATTAGAAACGGTGTAATGATAAATCATGGAAATCCAAAAGATATAAAAATAGGTAGAAAAGTAAATACATTCTATCTCATTAACAAACCAAACTATATTAAATACTGTTCTAATAAAGCAAAAAACATAGATATACTAAAGAAGTATTACCCAAAGACATTCAATAATGTAGAAGATATCAAAGATAAAGACTTTCCAATAATAGCAAAACCATTAAATGGTCATCATGGATATGGTATAGAAATATTCGATGATATTACATCTTTATCATCTTTCGTACATTCAATTAAAGAACCTTACATTCTACAAAGATACATACCAATTAAACATGAATATAGATTTAATGTATTTGATAAAACTATATATCAGGTAAGTCATAAACAAAAACTTGATGCCAGAACAGATAAAGGTGGGCTACTATTCTCTTATCGTTCTTTAGGTTCTAATGCTGGTATATCAGATAAATTCTGGAACTTTATAGATAATGTTATAAAAGATTTTCATGATGTAATAGATATTAATCTAGGAGATTATTGTATTGATGTTATCAAAGGACAAGATAAGGAATATTATTTATCTGAAATTAATTCAGCATATGGTATAGGGAATTATACTCTTGAAAAATTAATAACTATTATTGATAATAAAATAAGAAAAGGTGAATTGGAAAAATATAGGGTGGTATAATGAAAATAAAGGTAACAACAAAAGACAACAAAACAAAAACACTTTATCTATTTGATAAAAACCTTAGAACGATAATTAGTAGTGTTAGTGAAGAAATAGATTTAAAAACGATAGATAAAGTTAAAGTTGAGATGAGATTTTCATTTAATGATTTAAGTAGAGTAGAAGAATTAAAATCAAATATTGAAACATATAACATTGTTTCTAATAGTAAATGTAGTATTAAAGAGATAAATGATTATATATTTAGTATAGTCATCGTTGGTAAATTAACAGATTCAATATCAATATTACAATCTTTAAATCTAATGAACTTTAAATCAGTAGATACATTAATGAAAAATGATATTAACTTTATCAAAAATTTAATGAACAAAAGACACGATAGATACGATTATAATTATAGTCTAATAATAAAATATTTATCAGATAATAATTGTAATCTACCATATAGTAGAATATATGATATGCTAACTAATTATAATAATAAAGCATTTATCAATAAAGTCTTATTACCATTATTTAAAGAATTATATAATTGTGAAATAAACGAAGCTAGGATTAAAGATTCAACAGATAAATTATCATTACAGAGTATAAATGAAAATACTCTAAAAGAAATAGAAGTTTATGTAAGGAGTAGAGTAGATGGCTAATTCAACATATATAATGATAAAGAAAGTTAAACCATGTAAAGAAGAATATAAGAAGACTTGTCTTTTTAATATGATTAATAAAGGAGATTGTAAAAAGGCATTATACAATTGTCAATATTCTATGAGAAATAATCCTTTATGTACTTGTAAAAACATTAATAATTGCCCAAGAGAATGGATTATCGAAGAATATAAAGGAGATACTTATATTTTATATAGATGTAAAACATGTTCATTCTTTATTAAAGATTTTGAGAAAACAGGAAAGAAATTATTGGAGAAAATTGGTGATGATAGTATTATTATAGGAGAGAAAAAAGATAAACTTCTTAAAAAGATAATTGGTAATCAAGACGAATCCAAGCATTATAATAATGCAGTTAAATATTTTGAATCGATATATAAATCAATTAATAGGAGAGTATAATGCAATCTGAAAGACTTACAGAATCAGAAGTATCGGGTACTATTCTATGGGAAGGATATTTTACTGATTCAAATAAGTTTAAAAAACACACTGCTATAGTTATTAAAGAAGATATAGTAAATAAATATGATGAATCTCCATTGTATATATACCAAAAAACATTAAGAAATGAATTTAATGATATTTTTATAGGATGGACTAAAATGAAATACTATAAAGCATCGGAGAGAGGACAAATATTTTATTATCCAAAATCATATGATATTGATATAATTAATCGTAGATATGCAAAAGATATACTAGATGGTTCTCCATTTAAAGTTTTATATTCATATATTGTTTCTTACAATGGTATTTTGTTAGATGTTGTATTTACTGAGGTATCAGGATATTTAAAATTATTCCAAAGAAAGCCACATACCCTAGAGGAAATTAATTTAGGTAAATTAGAAGATTGGAAAGATTTTATAATAGAACTAAAATCCTTCTTTTATTCTGACGAAGAAGAAGATACTGATGAAATAGAGGAAGCAGAGGAAGAATATTCACCTACAATAAATAGTACCACCACTTCCTCTTCCTCTAATTACACACATATAAGAGAAACAAATAATAGTTATTATTATAGGATGTGATAAAAATGGGTTTAAAGAAAACCTTCCTTACTTCAATAGTAACAGGATATGTTATGGAAGTTATAAAGAAATTTAATCCTGATAGACCTATTGGAAGTATAAAAAAGAAAGAAGTTAAAAACATAATAAAAGAAATGATGGAACAATTTGATGATGATAAAATAGAGGGAATGTTTTAATGAGATTGCAACTTAGAGTAAATAATAAATTCTATTATGATATAGGATTACGTAAGGGTTTACCATATTTATCTAAAACACATGAACAATTTGGTATTAAATGTCCTAGATTTCTAGAAGACTTTATAGAAGAATATGGTAAAAACAATATAAAAGTTATTGCATATGGTTCTTTAAAGAATGAAAAAGATTATATAAATGGGTTATTAAAATGATTGATTCAAATTCAATAGAATGGTATGATACTATTAGTAGTAATTATATTTATATTCAATCTCAATCAGGAATGGAATCAGTAAAGAAAGTTGATATTTTATGTAGAGTTAAAATAGGCAAAGACAGAACTTATCTTAAACATTGGGATAATATAAATGGAGTTGGCTATATTAATGACTAATATTTACAAATTTGAAATTGAAAATGATAAGCATAACATTATTACCCTAATATCTTCTAATGATGCAAATGAGTTTAATAATAAATTAAACAGAATAATGAGTGTAGATTACATGAAAACAGGAGTTGCTATCACTAGTTATAACATTAAGAAGAAGGTAAGTTTACAAACAGGAACTAAGGTATTTTATTATGACAAAAACTTCAAATGAGATAAAAGTAGTTAGCAAATGGGATTATAATTTAACATGGAATGATCAAAAAGTATCTATAATATCAGATGATATAGACAATGCTATTACTAAGTTAATATTCTTTAATAATGCATATAATAAACTAGATGATTTATGGTCTCAAAGATTTCATTTTATTTCTAAGAGGAGAATATTTTAATGAATATATTTGAATACGAAGTAATAAGTAGATTAATGGGTGAGTCTTCTATTTGTAAGTTATGTTCAGAAAAAGAACAGGAAGCATATAATAAAATTAATATTCTAAAAGATTCTAATGTTGATAATCTATTTGATAGAACATATTTGAAAAAAATAAATAGAGATGTATAGAAGGTGAAAATATGAAAGACACAAATATATATGAAACCAAAGATGGAGAAAGAATAAGTATGCCATATAACGAATGGAAAAAAGCACAGATATATTGGATTATACTTACAGTTCTTTCGTTCATAATAGGTAATGGATTAGGTTACGCAATAGCAACCAAATTTATATAAATAAAAAATTATTGGTTATAGGATGGAAACTCATTATAATAGATTTAAAAGAGTAATAACTACGGTAAATGATATTAATTCAATATCTAAGAAATCATATAAAAGAGGGTTAATATCAGGATTATATTTAGGAATATGTATAAGTATTCTTTTATTTGTTATATTTCTATTAATGTGATATTATGAAATTTAGTAAATGGTATTTTAATGAATATATAAACACAAAAGAAACTAAAGAATTTATTATCTATGTTTCTATTTTCATTTTTTCTCAGATTGTATTTACATTAACACACATAGGATTACGTATTAATATTAAACTATTACCAATAACAATGTTATTCTCCTTTATAATAACATTCTTTTTCTTTTTAATTGTATATTTACCATATAGAGAATATTTAGAGGAAAAGAAAAACAATGAAAATAGGTGATAGAGTAATGGATGATTTGACAGAGGAAGAACATACCATCATAGAAATAATTGGAAATGATGGGTTTAAAGTTGATAGTGAATATTTAGAAGGTTATCGATTTGGATGGGAAATAACTCCTTTAGATGGAGATAGTTGGAATGAAAGTATTTCTAAAGAATAAGATAATAACTAGGAAGATAGAAGAAAACAAAAAGGAAAGACCAATAATAAAGGAATATTGTTGTAAAGAATTTAAACGAGCTATCAGTCATACTATACTTTATAATTCTGCATTTCTTGAAGGCGACCGTAAATGGCATCTTGTAGATTGTCATTGGAAGATGGAGTCTTTAGGTTCTATGAAAAAATGTCAATATGATTATGAAAACCCACCAATTAAATATTGTCCGTTTTGTGGAGAAAAAATAGTTTATGAATGTGATTAAATGAATATTCAGTGTGATAGATGTAAAAAGATATATGACATAAATGGACATAAAGATACATATAAAAATAACGATGGTAAAATTGTATATATTGTTTCTAGAATAAATTTTGATGGAGTATATAATCTAAGAGATGATATGACAGATAAATATTTATGTCCAAAGTGTACATATAAATTGAGAGAATGGATTAAAAATAAATCTAACACTATATGTTAAAAAGAACAATAAGCATAATAGTATGTATTATATTAATATTATGCACTAATCTATGTATAGTAACACAAGCAAATGATGGCATAGATAAAAACAATGATAAAGAATATCTTAATGGTCTAGATGATAAATCTGATTACACTGCATTATTCTGGGGAACTGTTAGTTTAGTAATATTTTTACCACCACAATTAAAGACAATTGTAAATGGAAATACAACATTACAAAAGATAGGTGCATTATTAGGAAGTATAAGTATGTCTTACGCAATATTATTTAACTTTCTAGAAGCATTTGATATTTATGATTATAATGGTGATGGAAAATAATATGTTAATAGGCGAAATGATAATATATATTTTTGCCTTTATAATGATGGGAATATTACATATAGTTATTCCACTATTTGTTATTGTTGGTATACTTTCTAAAGATTTAATAACTTTTTGTATGGGAATTTTCCTATCAGGTGCATTATTAACATTCTGGTTATGTGTATTTGAAATATGAGGATTAAAATATGAAATATGCAAAAATCACCCATATATCAAAATCCTTACGCAATAAAATCCTAGAATTATTAAAGAGTGTAGAGAAAGTATATAATATTAATATCCTTTTTGCTATTGAATCAGGCAGTAGACTATGGAGAATAGAAAGTAAGGATTCAGATTATGATATACGATTTGTTTACACTAGAAGTAAAAAAGAGTATCTTTCATTAGATAAGTATAGAGATGTAATTGAATATACAAAAGGAGACTATGATTTAGTTGGTTTTGATATATATAAATTCTTACACTTATTAGAAAAAAGTAACCCTTCTGTAATAGAATGGTTATATAGTGATATAATATATAAAGACAATAAAATAAAAAATAAACTAAAATATCTAATAACGTATGAATTTAAACCTATTGCATTATTTTATCATTATAGCAGTATGTGTAAAAGAAATTATTATGATTATCTCAAATCATCTAAAGAATTAACATATAAAAAATATCTTTATTCTATGCGTGGTCTTATAAATGCAAAGTATGTTTATATGTATGAAAAAATACCACCAGTAAAACTTGAAGATACTATTTCCAAAATTGATTTACCAGAAGATGTAGAAAAAAAGATAAGAGAAATTATCGATATTAAAAAGAAAGGTGATGAGAAAGATTATATATCAAGACTTCATCTATTTGAAAAATATATAGAAAAGTTTTTAGATTCAGAGTATAGAATCAATAGTAATAATACTTATCTAAGAGATGAACTTAATAACGTTTTATATAATATATTAGGAGTCTAGTAATGAAAATATGTGCATTATCGGATTTACATGGATATTTAAATATAGAAATACCAGAGTGTAACATTCTTATATTAGCAGGAGATATAAGTTGGAATGGAAATTATAAATGGTATTCAGAAGTATTTTGTGATTGGCTAACTAAAATACAAAAACAATTCGATATTTGCTTTCTTGTATTTGGTAATCATGATGATAATATATATATGGATAAATCAAATGAAGATATATATAAAAATTTACCAGATAATGTTATTATATTAAATAATGAGAATTATGAATATAAAGGTATAAAATTCTTTGGTTCTCCTAATTGTAGATATATTCATGGATTTAGAAATACAATGTCAGAAGATACATTAGAATATATGTATAATAAAATGGATAAAGACGTAGATATTGTTATTACACATTCACCACCATACGGAATTGGTGATGTATCTAAAGGAAATGAAATACATCTGGGAAGTATTTCTTTATTTAAACAAATAGAAGAAGTTAAACCAAAAATACATATATTTGGACATGTACATTCTGGAAATAAATACACAAGACAAAATAAAACAGACTTCTATAATGTAAGTATTTTAAATGAGAATTATAAATTAGAATATCCAATAACTTGTGTAGATTATTAATGAGGAATTATATATGACAAATTTTATGAAATACCCAAAGATTAAGATAATTGGTGATGAGGATAATAAAGAATTATTTTCTAATCCAGAAGATGAAATCGTAATAGAAGAAAAAATAGATGGGGCTAACTTTAGATTCTATATTAAGGATAATAACATTATCTTTGGTAGTAGAAATCTTATTTTAGATAAAGATGCTGAGAGAAGTAAATCATGGGGTAAGTGTATAGAATATATTAAAGATATATTTAGCCATGATAATATTAAATTCTATAATGATTTGATTTTCTTTGGTGAATGTTGTATAAGACATTCTACACCATATGATTTTGATAAGATGCCACCATTTCTAGGATTTGATATATTTAATCTTAATACAAATGAATTCTTAGATTTAGAAGATTGTAAAAGAACATATTCAGACTTAGGTATTGAATTTGTTCCAATAATAGAAATAACTAAAGTAGGAAAGATAAAAGAATTTAGAGATGAAGATATTCCTAAATCAAAATATTATGATGGGCAAGCTGAAGGTATAGTTCTAAAGAATTATCAAGAACAAATCTTCGCTAAGTATGTAACAGATAAACATAAAGAAAGAAATATCCAAACATATGGTGGTTCTAAGAAATGGGCTCAAACAGATACAGCAAAAATATCTGCTATGTTTTGTACTAACCCACGTATTGAAAAGAAGATATTTGAATTAATACATGAAGGAAAGAAACTAGAAAAACCTCTTATGAAATGGTTACCTCAAAGAGTATGGGAAGATATAAGAGAAGAACATTATAAAGAAATACTACACAAGAATTATAAAATTGATGTTGGTAAGTTAAGAAGACTTATTGCAAAAAGATGTCTTTATGTTCTAGAAAACATGATTCAAGATAGTGCATTTAATAAGGAATAAATATGAATTCAGATAAATATATAAATATAATGGATATATACTTAAAGAATGTATACAAAGATTCTATTGTTAACAATTATACTCTATTCCATATAAATGATGGAAAGGATAAATTCCTAATAGTAAAAGGTAATGATATATCTAAATACAAAGTGTATATCAGAGATGGATATCCAAATGAAAATAACAATGAAACTATATTATATGAAAGAAAATTTAATAATAAAACCAAAGCTATTAAATATTATAAAGAATGTCAAGAAAGTCTAGAAAAATTTATGGAGAAAAAGATATTATGAGAAAATCTTTAAAAAAATTGTGAAGATAGTAACGAATGGGGTGAAATAATTTTTTATAAAGAAGATGTAAAATCTGCTGTTGAAGGATTCTTTGATTATCTTATAGAATAGAGACAAGAAAACGGACAACCAAAGATAAGTGATTTAATGCAGATGAAAAGAGAATGGTTTGAGGATGTGAGTAAATGAAAAAAATATATAAAGGTTATCTTAGAAAGAATGAATGTAAGTATACTCTTAGATTAGAAAGAGATAATTATGAAGTAGAGTTAGTAGAAAAAATAGAAGAGGATATTAAGTTATATGGTAACTATTTATCTGTTAGATATTATATATCTGATAAAGAAACATCAGTTGATGATATAAAGGAACAATGGATACTAAAAGTAATGGGAATATCTAAATGTGAGTATTGGGATAGATATGGTTCAGAATGGACAGGATATATGTGGACTGATGAAGAATTAAATGTTGGTGGTCATAATTTATTAGAAGAATTAAAATCCTATATAGATAAATATATTGTTCTTGAGATAGACTATTCTGAAGAAGATAAAAATACATATATAAAACAAAAGAGAGCAAAGAATTCAGATTTACTATCTAAAGATAAACTAATAGGATAATAACATTATAAGGAATAAATATGACACAAGTATTTTTTACATCTGATTGTCATTTCGACCATGCTAATATTATCAAATTTTGTGATAGACCATTTTGGAGAAATAACGATTTAGTTGGTGAAGGGAAGATTGCTAGTAGAGTATGGGTTTCTGATAAAAGAAAGATAGAATGTTGTCAATGGATGAATGAAACTTTAGTTAAAAAATGGAACTCTAAAGTTAAAAATGAAGATATTATATACCATATTGGAGACTTTGCATTCAAAGGTAGTAATAATACAAGAAAATGGGAAGAGAAATTAAATGGAAGTATTGTTCATATTCAAGGTAATCATGATTTAAATAATGGTGTAAAAACATTCATAGTAAAGTGTATTATGGAATTTGGTAATAAATCAATTCTTGTTCAACATCATCCACCACATACAATACAAGAAATACCTGAATGGTGTGATTTTGTACTATGTGGACATGTTCATGATAAATGGAAACATAAAGTAATAGAAGGTATTCCTATTATTAATGTTGGTGTTGATGTATGGGATTTTGAACCAGTATCAGTTGAATCAATTCTAAAATACTTTCATCTAGTAAAAAATAATTTAGTAAATGAGAAGGGAGAGAGAATATGAAAGAATGTGGTATTAGTTATATTACTTACACTATCTATGCTTGGAGAAATCTTGTTTGCGATACTTAGTATAATAGAGAGATGATATAAATGTGTAAACATGAATGGACAGAATGGGAAGAATGGATAAATCCTGTTCCTACATATTTTCATAGTCTTAGAAATAAAATAAGAAGATGTAAGAAATGCGAAGTTATACAATTCAAATACGAACCAGAAGGAAAGGAGAAAAGATAAATGACTTATTGGGATAATGGAATGCCTAAAGCATTATGCGAAACCAAAGAAGGATTTGATAAAAATGCAGAAAGTATTAGATGAAAATTTAACAGTACTTGCAAAAATCTACGAAATGAATATTGTTAAAAAAGAACCTAT